AGCCCTGAGTCGCATTATGCGCGTTCTGGTGCTAACTCAATGGCTCGGGCTATAGATGATCTAATCATTGCAGCAGCTACAGGTAATGCGGTCGATGGTGATGGTTCTAACGTAGCACTTCCAGCCGGGCAGAAAATTGCTCACGGATCTGCGGGTTTAACCCTTGCTAAATTAATTTCTGCTAAAGAGATTTTAGACGGCAATGAAGTAGACGAAGAAGATCGTTTCTTTGTGTTGGGCTCGCAACAGGTTTCTAACTTGTTGAACACGACTGAGGTGAAATCTGCGGATTACAACTCTATCAAAGCTTTGGTTCAAGGCGACATTGATACCTTTATGGGATTCAAGTTCTTGCGCTCTGAGCGTTTAAACCTAGCATCAACTCAGCGTAAATGTTTTGCATTTACAAAAGGAGCATTGGGCCTCGGCATTGGCAAGGACGTATCAACTAAAATTGATTTGCGCCCTGATAAGAGCTATGCCCACCAAGTCTATTTATCATTCGTTGCTGGCGCTACTCGCGTTCAAGATGAGTGTGTCGTAGAAGTTCTTTGCACAGAGTCCTAAGCTCTTAGTGTAATTAACCAAGGGGCTGAAATACGCCCCTTTTTTTTAACAAGGAGCTCGTCATGGCAAGTGAAGTTTCAATATGTAATCGGGCTTTAGCCATGCTTGGTGCGAATACAATAATATCATTAACTGACGGATCAACAGAGGCCAGCGTATGTAATGCGGTTTACGCTGACGCAAGAGACGCAATATTAAGAGCCTATCCTTGGTCTTGTGCCATTCAAAGAGCAACGCTTGCTCAACTATCAACTGCCCCCGCTTGGGGCTTTACTAAAGCTTATAGCTTACCTAACGACCCTCATTGCCTTGCTGTTTTGGATTTAAAAGAAGATTCTCAGTATCGAGTGGAAGGGCGAAGCTTAATATGCAATACCGATACAGCAACTATTAAATATGTTGCACGAATTACAGACCCCGGGCAGTTTGACCCTGCCTTGGTTTTTTCTCTCTCATGCCGTATATCCGCTGAGATTGCTTACGCCCTAACTCAGAATAGATCACTTGCAAATGATATGTGGTCAATGTCGGAAAAGAGTATTAATGATGCGGCTATGTATGATGGGGCCGAAGTTGGTGCTGAGGACATTAACGCTACCGTCTTGGAGAATGTTCGCGCATGAAAATGTCTCCGATAATTAATAGCTTCTCTTCTGGCGAGTTATCACCAAGATTAATGGGCCGAACTGATTCCCCTAAATATCTTTCTGGCTGCGAAGTCATGGAGAATTTTATAGCTTTACCTCATGGCGGGGCTAAAAGGCGTGGGGGTACTCAATTCATTAATGAAGTTAAAAATTCAGCGCATACGACCCGGTTAATTCCGTTTGAGTTTAGCGTTGATCAAACCTATGTTTTAGAGTTTGGAAATAACTACATTCGTTTTTATACCAATGGTGGGCAGATACAAGCCAACTCAGCAGCGTATGAGATAACCACCACCTACACTCATTCACAAGTTAATGAACTACAGTTCGCACAAAACGCAGATGTGATGTGGATTGTTCACCCCTTACACAAGCCTAGAAAATTAACAAGACTTGCTCATGCAAGCTGGACAATAGCCGATGAATTATTTAAAAAAGGCCCATTCTTACCTGTTAACCAAGATGAATCACTTACAATCGCTTTTGCCAGCACCAGTGCTGCGACTCAAAATATCACTGCCTCTTCTTCTTTGTTTAACTCTAGTCATGTTGGTGCTGATTTCCTTATAGACACTATCCCGAATGTGGTTACAGGCGAGGTGGTTTGGGTTCGGGTTAATAGCGTTGCATCAGCCACAGTAGCTAATGTAACCATTAAAGATTTAACTTATATGCCACAGGACACTAACCCGACTAACCTATGGCAAGAAGCTGCTTTTACTTCTACAAAAGGCTTTCCGTCTGCGGTGGTTTTTTATGAGCAGAGACTTTGGTATGCCGGGACAGTAGCCAAGCCTCAAACATTTTGGGCTAGTAAAACTGGCGAGTATGAAAACTTTGAGCTAGGCGCTAACGCTAATGACAGTCTTAGCTATGCTATCGCCTCAGATCGTGTAAACAATATTAAATGGTTAGCCGCTCAACGGGTATTAATTATTGGCACTTCTGGCGGTGAGTTTCGAGTGACAGGCGGCAATGAATCCGCAGTAACCCCTACTAATGTTGATGTTCGCAGACAAACCTCTTACGGATCTAAGCTAGGCCACCCTGCTTATGTAGGCTCTGATGTGTTTTTTATCCAAAGATCAGGGACGCAAGTAAGAAACGTAGCGTATAAGTGGGAGAGCGATAGCTTTCAATCGGATGATATTACTTTTCTAGCCGAGCACATAACGGAAGGAGGCTTAACAACTTTAAGCTACAGTCATGTACCTGATTCTATTCTTCTTGGAATAAGGGCTGACGGGGTTTTAATCATGCTGACTTATGATCCAAGTCAAGAAGTGGTTGGCTGGCATAGGCACACTACGGATGGGGAATATAAGAGCCTAGCCGTAATTTCAGAAGATGGGCCAGATCAATACTGGTTTGTAGTAAAGCGCACCATTGGCGGTGCTGTAAAGCAGTTTGTTGAGCGCTACACCCCTGATCACTTCATGGACAGTATGATTACCTACTCTGGAACCTCTACAAGCTCAGTGACGGGCCTTTCTCACCTTGAGGGCAAGACTGTACAGATTGTTGCTGACGGCTCAGTACACCCCGATTTGGTTGTTTCTAGCGGATCACTTACTTTAAATTATGCAGCAACCGATATTAAGGTTGGTCTTAAATACGTTTCAAAGTTAACGCCAACTCGCCCGGGTGCAAATGTTGGATCTGGTACAACTCTAGGAAAGCTTAAAAGATGGAATGAGATATTTGTTCGTTTAGATAATTCATCTATTCCTAAGATCAATGGGCAGCGTCCACCTGTTCGCTCCCCCGGAACTAACTATGGCAACGAAGAACCTATTACCACCGAAGATATTAACATTAAGAATCTAGGGTATGACCGGGATGGTCGCATTATTATTGAGCAAGATTTACCGCTACCTTGCCATATTGTTTCGCTGTTTGGCACATTGAGCGTGGGAGATTAGCATGAGTTTTATGGCGTTTTTACAAATTGCGGGAGCGGTAAAGCAATACGGGGATTCTCAAAGCGCTGCCTCTGATATGAAAGAAGCAGGCGAAAAGAACGCGCAACTAGGGGAGCTAGAAACTAAAGAGCGGTTAAGGCGCTCTAGGTATAAGTATGAGCAAGAGCAGGGGCAAAGAATTGTTTCTTATGCTAAAGCTGGCGTTGATATTGGCAGTATTTCCACTCTCTCAGTCATGGCAGAAGCCGCCAATGTTGCAGAAAGGGAAATGAGTTTTACAGCACAACAGGGCGCAAGAACTGCATCAGCAAGGAGAGCGGGGGCTAATTCACAAGCCAGCGCAATGAGCAGCCAAGGCGAAAGTCTGCTTATCTCTAACGTAGGCGACATAGGCAATAAAAATGATTGGTGGGGTAAAATAACGTGAGAATCCAAGGTATAAGTCAGACAGGCGTACCCGGTGCAGAGCAAATAAGTTTAGGGGCTATATCATCTGCCGCTCAAGCTAAAATGAAAACCACTCAAGCGCTTACAAAGGTTGTCGGAGACTATGAGGCTAAAGTACAAAAGGCCGAGCAAGAGGCAGAAATGCACTCCGCAACGATTGGATTAGAGAAAGACACTCAAGCCTTAATGCAATCTATTGAAAGCTCAAACGCCTATGACGATGATGGTAGGCCCACCTATAAAGGTATGCCAGATCAATTTCAAAAAGGCATGAGTGAATTGATTGATAAGCACCGGAAAACTCTTTCCTTTCCCTCATCTAAAGTGGCTTACAATCAAAGTGTTGAAAAATACAATTTAGATATGACAGGCAAGTTAAATGGCATATACAGAACTAGGCAAACAGAGCACCTAAAGGGTGAGCTAACAAAAAACCTAGATCATTATGGATTAGACCTAGAGAGTGGGTTAAGCCGAGCAAGAGCAGATATTGACTCTAATGTTGCCGGGTTGGTTATTACTCCAAGCCAAGGGCAAGATCAATATGATTCGTTCCGGGCTCAATGGCAGTCTGCAAAAGTATCCAGTGACTTTGGTGTTGAAAGAGCCAGTGGTGATGGGCAGGCATATTTAGATTCTTTTATGACAAGCCCCCCACCTGAAATGCCAGTAGATGAGCAATTAAGTTTGCAATCTCGAATGAATACTCTGCTAAAGCAGGATGCAACTAACGCCAGAATAGAAGCTAAAGCCATTGCTGCCATTGAAACGGAGCGCCAGAAATCACTTGAGAAAACTGGCACAAGTATGGCTAATCAATTAAAAGGTGGGCAGTTAGTGACTGACGCCTTTATAGATGAGTATACAAACATAGGGAATCAGATCACAGACCCCGATATTCAAAAATCAATGGCTCAAGCATTATCTTGGAGCGCTGATCTTCGTGACGCGATAACCTCAAATAGCATGGCAGAACTCAACTCCATGAAACAAAATGCACAAGGCCCGGTAGATACTCTTGAAGAATCTGAGTTCAATCAGTTTATTGCTAGCTCAATTGATCGCGTAATGAATTTAGTTAAAGAAGATGCACAGTTAGCCGCAGTGCAAATGGGGATAGTCAAGCCACAAATAAACACACTACAACAAGCTATTGACGATAATAGTATTAGCAATTTTGTTGTCGAAATGGTTCAAAGAAAAAATCACATTGATGATTTATGGGGGATAGATTCAAATTTGTTTTATGAATCGGACACAAACCTACTATCTCAGATGATTAATAAGAAAGATTCTAGTTTTTTGGGCGAAGTAGTTAATTCTCTTGGGGAGCAATCTTATGACGTTTTAGAAAATTTATTAGGTAAAGCGTCAAACGATAAAGTTATTTTAGGTTCTTTAATGGCTCAAGCTGATGGGGCAGAGGCCGTAGGCCATGTGACGAATGGCATGAAGCTAGGTTCCAGCGTTCCAATGCCTAGCACAGCGGATATGTCAGATTTATTTGAAGATAGGTTTACTAATTCGGGGCTTTATCCTCAAGGGGATGCTAATTACAAAATGGGGATGATGGATAACGTGCGTTATGCCTACGCTTCATTGTCGGGTAGTGATTATAGTACGGAGCTAAATAAAGATCGGATGATCGCGGCTATGGATCTAGTCATGCAAAAGCCTGTTTTAATAGCTCAAAAAGCTGTGTTGGGGGGTTCTGGAACTGAATATTATACGTTCCCACCAATGCGAGATATGAGCGCTGAGGATACGATTAAATGGAAAAACAGCTTGCCAGCTTCTACCTTTGAAAGCATAACGGGTATTACTGAACAAAGTGTTTTTGTCTACAAGGATCTTGGTCGT